TATGAGCAAGGTTCATTTACAGACAGTGAAGAATACCCAGAACATTTTTTTACAATATGGAATGATGGAACAGAAGCACTAAACTATTATGACAATAAAGAAGATGGCTGTATATGGTATTTCACTATTAACTTTTATTCTATAAGCCCTTCTTTAACTGTAGATATTCTTTTACAGGCTAAAGAGGTTTTAATGTCTAAAGGCTGGATAGTGCCAGGCAAAGGAAATGATGTTTACAGCGCTTCTAAAAATCATTCTGGAAGAAGTATAGAAGCAAAATTTATAGAATAGAAAAGGAGAATAATTAAAATGAAAGAAAGTATTTTTAGAAATCTTAGAGGTGTACGTAAATTAATGTTAGCTACATTAACAACAGATAACGATACAACTTTAGCATATGATACCCCTGTTAGATTTGCTGGGGTTCGTGAAATTGGAGGAGAAGAAGAGGAAAGTTCTGGAACAGAGTATTACGATAACCAGGCTTCTATTGTTATTTCAGCAGAAGGGGCAGATACATATAGCGTTACTACATCTGTATTAGATGATGAAACCAGAGCAAAAATCGAAGGAAGAAAAGCAGATACCGAAAAAGGTATTTACTTCGCTACTCCAAAAAACAGACCATACGTAGCAGTTGGTTTTATTGGTGAAGATACAGAAGGGCAGGAATGGTATTACTGGATCTATAAAGGGAAAATGTCTGGAGGTACAGAAAGCCATAAAACTAAAGATGATGGTACTGAAACAACTAATCTTGAATGGGAGTATACATCAATCTATACACAACATAGATTTGCAGGAGCAGATAATAAGCCATTAAAATATGTCAAGGTAAAAGCTGGAGGCGATATTACAGAAGAAAAATTCTTTGCAAAAGTATATGATCCAGACGCAGTAGAAACAATGTCTTTAAAAGCTGGGGGTTCTAAATAATGGAATTGAAATTGAATATATATAACAAACAGGATGAAATTGTAAAAACATATACCCGTCAGAGCTACTCAATAAAAATGAGACTGTTAAAGGATATTATTGTTACTTTAAAGATTGATGAATTATCCAAATGTCTTTTGGATAATTCACTAGAAAGTAATACTAAACTTATTGAACTGGTAACAGGATATTTAAATCAGGCTTATGATCAAATATGTGAATTAATAAAAGATATTTTCCCTGGCTTAACAGATGAAGAGTTTTTAGATACATCTATTAATGAAGTTGTTAAATGTATCATTGACTTAGGAAAATATACATTTTCCACTATTAAACTGGCTACCAGTAATGAAAAAAACTAGGTAAGGGAAGTGGAGACACTTCCCTTATTGATTTAGTTTTTGACATAGAAATGATATTGAGTGACAGATTTAACTCGTTAGATCCGTTATCTTTAGATAATTTTAGAGCTGTTGAAGTGTTTAAGCTGGTGAAAAACTTAAATACATACATTGATAATCATAAAGAGGACAATCAAGCTAGAACCAGTTATGCAGGGAATACAGCTAAAAACAATAAGAAAAGATACAGTGTTAAAGTTACAGATTGTTAGGTGGTGAAAACGTGGCAGACAAAGAAAATATTTACGGTATTAAGTATGAAGTGGATATAGATGAATTAAAGACATCTACAGCAGAAGCAACAAAAAAAATAAAATTAGCTAATGCAGAGTTTAAAGAGTCAAGCAGTAAGCTGGATAATTGGGCTACCAGTACAGATGGATTAGGAGCTAAAATCAAACAGCTCAATACCGTTTTAGAAGCTGAAAAAAGTAAACTGGAACAACTAAAGAACAAATATAATAATAATGTTGATGTTTTACAAAAGTATGATCAGCAGTTAGAAAAACTGAAAGATCAAAAAGAAGAAGCAATAGCACAGTATGGTGAAGAGTCAGAAGAAGTAAAGGTTTTAAATAAAGAAATAGCTAAACTTGAAAGACAACAGCAGGCTAGTGTAAATTCTGTAGATAAATTAAAAGTATCAATATTAAATCAGCAGGCTTCTATTAATAAAACTGAAAAAGAGATAGATAAATACCATTTTAAATTAAATGAAATGCAAAGCGAAAATACCAAGAGTGCCAGCTCTATGGATAAACTCAAAAGGTCAATAAATGAGCAGGAAAAAGAGTTGACAGATTTAAAAAGCGAATATACAAGCATTATCTTAGAACAGGGTAAAACTTCAACGGAAGCACAACAATTAGCTGGAAAGATCAAAGAACTCAACAATAGCCTAAAAACAAGTAAAAGCACGCTGAACGAGGTGGAAAGTGAAGCTAATCAATTAACAGACGCTTTGCAAGATACTGGAGAGGAAGCTAAAAACAGTAGTGAAGGCTTTACGGTAATGAAAGGAGCACTAGCCAGTTTAATTGCAAATGGTATAAATGGTGCTATCAGTAAAACAAAAGAGTATGTAACATCAGTATTATCATTATCAGAAGCCACAGAAGAATACAGGCAAATGCAGGCTAAAATAACTGGTTCGGCTAATTCATTTGGATATTCGATTGATTTTGCAAAAGAAAGATATAAAGAATTTTATTCATATTTAAAAGATGATCAAATGGCTACAAATGCTATTACTAACCTTATGGGTATGAAAGTGTCTACCGATACGCTTACTAATTCAGCACGTGGGGCTATAGCGGTATGGGCTTCTTATGGTGACTCAATCCCGATAGAAGGGTTAACAGAGTCTATAAATGAAAGTGCACAGGTTGCTAAAGTAACTGGTTCATTAGCAGACGCTATAAATTGGGCGAAGCGTTCCAATGAAGAGTGGGCGTTAGTTTTAGGTGCTGGAAGCAAAGCACAAAAAGCATTTAATAAATCGGTTAAAGAAGGAGAAGCAGTGGAGGACGCTTTTAGTAGTGCACTGGCCACGTGTAACTCAACACAAGAAAGAGCAGATTTAATCGCTAGAGTGCTTAATAATACTTTTGGCAAGTCTAAAGAAACATATGATCAGCTAAGCGGAAGTATTATTGACGCAAACAGAGAAGCGGTAGAGTTAAAAGAAACCCAGGCAGAATTAGGAGAAAGCGTACAGCCTTTAAATACTTCTTTAACAAAACTAAAAAATGATGTTTTAAAGGAGCTTGCTCCTTCAATAAAAAAAGTTTCTAATGATTTTCAAGAGTGGGCGGACGGTATAGATTGGAACGGTTTTGCTAAAGATGTAGGCAAGGTGTTTGAAACATCAATGAAAGGTTTAGGCTGGCTGTCTAAAAATATTAAGCCAGTATCAGCCTTGATTACTGGTTTAACAGTAGCATGGATAGCTAATAAAAAGGCTCAAACATTGGCAAATACAGCCAGCTTAGTAACGAAAGGAACAACACTCTTATTAACAGGTGTAACTAAAGGAGCAACACTGGCAACAAACGCACATACAATCGCTACAAATGCTGGTACAGTTGCACAAAAAGCCTTTAATTTAGCTCAAAGTGCTACACCATTAGGTTTATTTACAACCTTAGTAGTTGGTGCAACAGTAGCTATAGGTACTTACCTGGTAGCTCTCGACGGTGCTAAAAATAAGTACCAGGAAAATATAGAGGAAACTCAAAAAGCAATCAATACACATAAGGAATTGATTGCCGAACAGACAAAAGCTATAGAAACTACTAACGGTGAAATGAATAATGTTCAATCACTGTCAAACGAATTAAAAACGCTGGCAGATGAAAATGGTAAGGTTAAAGAAGGATATGAAGCAAGAGTTAAGTACATTTTGAATGAGCTAAATTCAGCGTTGGGCACTGAAATGGAGCTACAAAATGGTGTTATTAGTAAGTATAAAGACACTATAAAGTCTATTGATGATTTGATAGCGAAAAAGCGTGCAGAAGTCATTTTAGAAGCACAACTACCAGCATATAAAGAAGCAGTAACAAAAGCTACAGAAGCACAGATAGAAGCCAGTAGGAGAGAAGCAGAATATGCCGAAGTGAAAAAGAAGAATGATAAAGAAATAGCAGATTTACAGGGAAAATTGGCAAATGCGAGTAATTACGAAGCTCGTTCAATCCAATCAAGGATCGGTATACTGCAACAGGAAACGACACAAGCAAAAATAAGCTATGAGAAGAAAAAAGAAGAAGCTCAAGGTTATTACAATACTATGGCAGAGTACGAAACAAACGCTACAAGATTATCTAGTGAAAATGCGGAAGAATGGAAAAAGATAGAAACAAGTACAGTTACAGCTAAAGCAACGTCCAATTATGAAAAAATACAATTATTAGAACAGCAGAAATTAGCAGAAGAACAACATTTACAGTACCTTCAAGAAAAATATAAAGGTACAAATGACGCTATAGAGTTACAGCAAATTGAGTCACAACAAAAAAAGATCCAAAATATACAAAATGAAATAAACGGTATGACTTCAACTGTTGAGGGAAAAACACCAGAGTATGTAGGGAAATATCAACAGATGGCATTAAAAGCGCTAAGTGCTTTTGATGGTGATACTAATAAATATTTTGGAGTATCTCAAAAGAAATTTGACAATGTAGTTAAAGGTTTGAATTCTAAAGATCCAGAAGTACAAGCTAAAGCTCAAGAAACTGCTCAAAAAATGCTTGATAAAATGAAAACTAATCCAAAAAGTAAAAATGATCCGTATTACCAGGCTGGTATAAATACACTTGAAGGTGTGCTAAATGGTACAAATGCGAAAGCTCCATCTCTTTGGGAAAGTATGAAATCATACGGTAATAGAATGTTGAACGATTTTAAGGACTCATTAGGTATTAAATCACCGTCTAGGAAATTTGCTCAAATATCTCAATGGATACCAGAAGGTATTAAAAAGGGTGTTGATAAGAAGGCGAAGGTAGCCATTAATGCGGTTAAAGATTTAAGTGAAAAAATGCTAAAAGAAGGCGAAGGTATTTCATTACCGTTTAGTATAGATAGTGTTAAGTCTAATCTAAATGACAGTATAAAAAACATACGAAGTGCAATGCAGATGGATAATCATGTTTTAGCTGGTACTTCTAATAATGTGAATAACGTAACATTTAATCAGTATAATACTTCACCTAAAGCTATTGACAGCTTAGAAACATATAGAAATACACAAAAACAATTAAAATTATTTAAAACATGGAAAGGGGAATAAGTAATGTTTAGACTTTGGGTAGAAAATGAAAAAAACGAAAAGGAAGAACTTACTAGCTCATCTTTTTATGAAAGTATAATTATAGATGGACTATTACCGCCTAAAGCAACGTTTAATAGTACGTCTGTAGCTGGGAAAGATGGTGAAATTCAAAATAGTGCAAGAGTAGGGATTAGAGATATAAGCATAACAGTAAAGCCAGCATATCCAGTTGAAGAAAACAGACAGAGACTGTACAGGTATTTTAAAGTAAAAAAAGAAGTTAAATTATACTTTAAAAATGAAAATAGAGATCTTTTAATATCTGGAAAAGTAGAAGGTTTTGATGGTTCATTATTTGCTCAAAAGCAGGCAATAATTATAGAGGTTAGATGTTTTGAACCATATTTTAAAGACCGTATAGAAAGAGCTGTAAATATGGCTTCTATAATAGATCTTTTTGAGTTTCCTTTTTCAATCGAAAATGAAGGGCTAGAATTTTCAAGGATCGATAAAGCATTAACACAAAATATATATAATGCTGGAGATACTGAAACAGGATTGATTATAGAGCTTTCAGCAAGTGGAGAGGTAGTTAATCCTACTATTTACAACGCTGATACAAGAGAATATTTTGGATTAAATATAACAATGCAGTATGGTGATCTAATAAGAATTAATACAAATGTATTTAATAAAAAAGTAGAGCTAGTACGCTATGGAGAAACAAGAAATATTATTAATAACATTCTAAAGGGAAATAAGTGGTTTAAAATTGCACCAGGAGATAACTTATTTACTTATCAATGCGAAAGTGGAGAAGAATTTTTAAATTTTAAATTCATTTATTCTAATCTATATGAAGGTGTATAGCTATGGAACTTTATGTATTAAATAAAGACTTTGAGATTATAGATTTTATAGATACATTTATTTCTTTAGAATGGGTTAAAAGATATTTTGATACTGGTGATTTTGTATTAAATACTATAGCTGATTTGAAAACCGTAAAAACATTACAAAAAAGAAATTATCTTGTTAGAGAAGATGATGAAAGTATTATGATCATTGAAAAAATAAATATTGTAACCTCTACAGAAGGAGGAAATAAAATAGCCGTTTCTGGTAAGTCCATTGAGTCAATTTTAGCTCGCAGGATAATATGGACTCAAACAAATAGTAAATCTGGAGAAACAGCAGAAGCATTTATAAGAAGGCTTGTAAACGAAAATGTGATTAATCCATACGATCTAAAAAGAAAGATACCAAAATTAAAGTTAGGGGCTTTAAAAGGTTTTAAAGAAACAATAGATAAACAGGTTACAGGTGATAACTTATTAGATACCATTATATCAATTTGTCAAGCTTATAATTACGGTTTTAAAATAACTATGGATAATGAAGGCTGGCTAGTGTTTGATCTGTATAAAGGTGAAGATAGAAGTTATAACCAGTTTATTAATCCTTATGTAATTTTTAGTGATGATTTTGACAATATTATCAATACAGAATATGAATATAATGAAACAAATATAGCTAACGTTGCTTTAATTGGCGGTGAAGGCGAAGGAACAGACAGAAAATATCAAGCAATCGGTGAAAGTGAAGGTTTTGATAGATATGAGCTTTTTGTAGACGCTAAAGACATTTCAAGCAATAACGGAGAAATAGCAACAGCAGAATATAATAAACTTCTTATTGAGCGTGGAAATGAAAAAATAGCCGAAAAAACTTTTACAGAGTCATACTCTGGAGAAGTAGAAACTACATTAACCTATAAATATAAGGAAGATTATGATTTAGGTGATATTGTACAAACTGTTAATGAATACGGAATAGAAGCAACACCTAGAATTATAGAAGTTATAGAAAGTAAAAACGAAAACGGTTATAGAGTCGTGCCGACTTTTGGAACTTGGGAGGTGTAATAATGGCACTAATAACAGGATATTATAATTCATTAAATGGAGATAGAAAGTATAATGCGGAAACAATGTCTAAATATTTCGCTGGGTTGTTTACACGTGGAGTATTACAGAATTATAACGGTAAATTCGTTGTAACAGCTAATGGTGGCATGAAGATAAACGTTAAAACTGGTAAGGCTTTTTTTAGTGATGGTAAATGGATTGAAAATACAGCAGATATTATTTTAACTTTAGACCCTAGTGATGTAATATTAAATAGAATTGATAGAGTTGTATTAAGAAATGATAAGAATGAAGGTGTTAGAAATGCTAATGTTTTTTTGAAAAAGGGGACACCTGGAACTAATCCAGTAGCTCCAGCACTTCAAAATGATACATATATTGAAGAATTATGTTTGTGTGAAATTAGGATAAATAAACTAGCTGAAAATATTACACAAGCTAATATTACTAATACAATACCTAATACCTCATTATGCGGATATGTTACAGGTTTAATAGATCAAGTAGATATAAGCGATTTATACATACAGTATGAAACTGCTTATAAAGAGTTTTATGATAAAAGTAATAAAGAGTTTGAAGATTGGTTTCAAAATATAAAAGAAAACCTTTCTACTTCTACTTTATTAAGACAGTATACTAATAGAGCGGTTACAACAAAGCAGGATCAAACAGTTATTGATATTGGAATACCTCAATATAACCCAGATTTAGATATTTTAGAAGTATTTATTAACGGTGTATTTATAATGGAAAGGAAAACAGAAGGACAGGGGTATACTAAAAATAAAGGTCAAATTGTTTTAAACTTGCCTTTAGATATTAACCAGGATATATATTTTAAAGTCTATAAATCTATTGATGGAGAAAAGGCTGTAACTGTTATTGAGCAAGTTGAAGAGTTACAAAATAAAGTTGCAAAGTTAGAGGAAAAAATCGAAGCATTAGAAAAAGCCTAGAAATAGGCTTTTTATGTTAGATATATATAAAAGGTATATATTAAAATATAGCGAATATTCGCATTTTTAAATTGACATTATAGCGAATATCCGATATAATATATTTGTAAGATAGAGATAGGGGAAAGGAAACCCGACATGATAGTAAAACTAATCGTTACTTGCTTGTATTATTTATTAAAAGACAAGCAATACGAAGTCGAAAAGATTACTATTGTTGTTAAACAAAATAAAAAGAGATAGACAACATCTCTTAACTCGCTAAAATTAAATATGTCCTATCTCTACTCTTACTCTAACATATTTTCATTAAATAGTCAAAAGGGAGAGTTAAGGTTATGGAAAATGATTATTATTATATTACATACGATATGAACAATAATGGTGTTGAAAGAAGTTTTTATGAAAACTATTCAGATACAAAAAAAGAATATGACAAGATAATATTAAGGACAGATAATATATGCTATAAAGAATTATGGTACGAAAATTTAAACATTGAGGATCACCAAGAGTTACTAGAAAAAAAGAGATAGATGAAAATGCTATAAGATTTATAAGGGGGTGTAAACATGAATAAATTTAAAGAACTGTTACAAGAAAAGGGCTATACAGCATATAGATTAAATAAAGAACATGGTATTCCTACGAATACAGTTAATGATCTTTGTAATGGTAAGACAGCTTTTTCTAAAATTAGAGTTGAGACTGCTTTAAAACTTTCACAATCTCTTGGTATGACAATCGAAGAAATTTATTTATATTTATATGAATAATTGTGGTGAAATTTTGGTGTGAAAACTAAAAATAAGTAAAAATAATTAGAAATAAAACAACGCATTTAGTAGGTTTTGGGGCTGTGATAGTTTAAATAATGGCTTAAATTTTTTTCCCTTCGTGGACGCCATTTGATTAAAAATGGCTCTAAACCAATGGTTTGGGGCTTTTTTTTGTTTTATAT